CCAAAATGGAAGTACGCAATAGGTGTATATACCAATGTAATGCCGTCGGGAAAACGCCCCAAAGTAAGCGAAAGTACAATCAGGTATTGCACTAGAAGTGATTGTGAATGTGATTATTTAATTGAATCAAGATGTCTGGTTTGTAGAAAGTGGATACTTCCCATAACACACCACATAAAAATTGAAGGGAAAAAGGAACTCTTATCATTATGCCCAACGTGTCAAAAAAACTATATTTTAAGTATTTCTTTGGCCGGAACTGCGCCAAATGTGCCGCTCAGAAAACCCAAGATACTCTCAAATCCCTGGAATCCCGCAAATATGTTATTGAAAAGTATGATTCTGGTGAGGTTGATGGTCTTACAGAAGCGACCTATTGTGGGGTTTGGTCATTTCCGACACTGGTATTAATCATGGAATACAAAAATGGGCAGCATACTGAGACAATGCTTGGCCGGTGGGTAGGAGTTCCTGATCTTGGTAAAATTGATGAGGTTTTGAGGGAGAACAATGCTTAAAGCAAGAAGGGAATTCTTAAAAACTTTAGCACTTGGGGTACCGGCATTTTTGTTGTTTCCCCCATATCTCTCAAAGAAAAAACCAATGGGTGGTGTGGTTGACCCAGGATTATACCTGCTGCGAATAGATCATGATGGTGTGTATCAGTATTATACCAATAAAAGCATCACCAAGTCGAGAGGTGGCAATTTTGTGCCACTCAATTCGGAGCAAATAAAGCCGAACTAAAAGGATGATTACTCGACGAGAATTTATAAAAAGAACGGGAATACTTGTTGCCGGAGCTTATTTAGCTTCTCCGCTTGCAAGCATATGGGGAAGCGAATCTCGGAAGACCCAAAATATAGAGTTTTTTATTACGCCTTTTGATTATCGAAATATGACTGCCATAGGGATAAGAGACACAAAATCAAATAAGCGTTTTGGTGTTGTCGTTAATACTTTAAATCCATCAAGGGAGCAAATAAGTAAAGTCGCAGATTTACTAATTAAGAGATTAAATAACCACACTTCTAACCGTAGTTGGATCAGAAGCTAGAGGTAGGGAATTGGGAAATACGTAACGATAAGCAGGTGGTATGTTGCAAATGTATTTCATTGTGTCAAAGACCGTAGAACATTCAAAGCATCAGACAATAAACACTAACAGGGACAACGATAATTATGGCTAGACCGAAGAAGAAATTTACAGATGATGAAAAGAAATTAATAGTTGCGCTATACGGTGAAGGGAAAATCGATGAAGAAATAGCTAAGATACTGAAAACACCGAGAAAAACTTTTACCGATAGGTTGAAGTATAACAATTTAACCGCCACTATAAAGAAAGCAAAGAAAACTCCGAACGGGCAGGTAGAGGCTGCCATGTTTAAAAAAGCACTCGGCTTTTGGTATGAAGAGGTTAAGGTAACAAAATACAGGGATGGAACTACAAGACAAACAATAACCAGAAAATATGTTCCCCCTTCAGACCAGGCAGACATGAACTGGCTGTGTAATAGAGACCCCGAAAAATGGAAGCATGTTATGAGCCTACAGATAGGTGGTGATGCCGAGGGCAATCCAATAGTGTTTAATGTAATAGATGCCACCAAGGGTTCACCCTTGAAGGAATAGGTGATGGATAGAAGTAAAATTCACATAGCCATGGTTGATTGCCCCGAAATTCAGGAACACAAAATCGGGGATAGGTATTGTCCGGACCACGAAAGGTTTTATGGGTGGAACAGTGAAATAGAAGATTTTATATGTGCAAGAAATCCCGACAGTCCCTGGTCTGAGGAATTTCACGATATTCATGGAAGTGGAGGATTTGGGCGTTGCGTTTATGTTCCCCACCAAGACCAGTATTGGGATATGGTAGCAGATGCAATGAAATGTATCCACGAAAGAGGTTACTGGTGTCAAGATTGTCATGAGGAAGTTGGAAAATTTATGAGAGAAGATCACCCATCAATACTTAATTTACTATTAAAAAACAATCATCTGACAAGAGAAACAGTTTTATGTGCTTTCTTCATGAGAAACAAGACATGGGACGGTGAGAAATGGATAAAGAGCTGATTGAAAAGTTAATTGCTATCTTAGGATACCCAACAGCACACAGTTTAGAACTATGGCTTGAACTTAATGGCTGCGTCATAGTGAAGAAAGATGATTTAATCAAGAAAGCAGGGGTGAAAGTGGTTGAGGAATTGGGGGTTAAGTGAAAAGAGTTTACGTAGCCGGTGCTTATTCCGCAGATAACGTATTAGATGTTTTAAACAATATGCGTAGTGGTATGCGTTTGAGTACAGAGGTTTTGCTCAAAGGGCATTCTCCCTTCTGTCCCTGGCTCGATTATCACTTTACCCTAATGCTTAGAGATGGTGAAAAAATCACTGTCCAGGATTATTACAATTATTCTATGGCATGGCTTGAAGCTGCCGATGCCGTTTTAGTTGTTCCTGGATGGACGAATAGCAGGGGAACGATTGAAGAAATCAAAAGAGCACAAGAATTGGACATTCCCGTTTATTATAATATTGAGGATTTGAAGTGAGCGATCAACTGAAAGACGGTATCAAGTACGATGAGAACAAGGAAAGGTTTGATCTAATTCCGCCTCAACCACTCCTAGAGCTTGCCAAGGTATATACTATAGGTGCTAAAAAATATGAACCCAGGAACATGGAAAAGGGAATGGCTTGGGGGCGTGTCTTTGGTGCAATCATGCGTCATTTGTGGAAATTTTGGCGTGGTGAAGATTATGATGAGGAAACAGGATTACATCATGTAGCTCAAGCTGCGTGGGGATGCTTTACGCTTTTAGATTACACAAAAACCCATCCAGAGTTTGATGATCGGGTGAAGTTGATAGATGTAAAGCCACGACCGATTGCAAATGATGTTTTTGATTTTGGAATCATAGAGCGCTTATACAAAGAGAAGACAGTTTTTGTGTTTGGCCGTGAGGTGGTTTATGTTACAGGTTATCAAAAAAATCCCTGTAAGATATTTCTTTCAAACGATAAAGAGATAAGTTTAAAAGAGTTTTTGGAGAACTACAGGAAATGAGAGAAAAGAGAATAGCATGTGATGCCTGTATTGGTTGGCCACTAAAAGAACCGCCACCAGAACGATCTAACGACACTATAAGTACGCTAGATTTATTGAGCGAGTCACACCACGGCTGGCTTCAAACACGCCATATATATCTTTTAGACCCCGATAAAGAAGAACCCTTTCACATTTGTCCAAAGTGTCAAAGAAGATTAGTGGAAGAAGATGAAAATCTGCCCGAAGAATTGAGAAGGTACTTTGTGTTTCATTTGGAAAAACATGAAGAGGAGAAAAGGAGAAGTGGAGACTATACAGCCCCAAAGGGAGAATAAGAGATTTTAGAGGAATTAGCCCGAAAAGAAATCGTGGAGAACTACAGTAAATGAAAATAGATGAAGAGAAGGACGAAATAATATTTTCAAGTGGCACAAGGGCATATGCACATTGGGGGTTGATTGGTTTGGGAGAGCCTTCTGAGGATGGAGAATGGTCGCCGAGCGAGGGGGCTGATGGTGGGCTTTTTCCCGACCAGAAAGAGGGGGAAGCTTTTGAGGTTTTCCCAGAATTTAATCAAGAAGATGCAATAGAACTTGCAAATCATATGATAGACTTGTGGAAGAGATTTAAGGTTCATCTGCATATTATCGTTTTACCTAAACCCCGTGCTTATAAAGCCTACGGGTTTTTTTAATGAGGTAGTGAACATGCTCAAACAAGATCGGTATGACAGTCTGATTCAATACTATACTGAAAAGTACACGGAATTTGACTGGATATTAATCAAGGCCGTGATAAGGCGGGAAAGCAATTTTTATCGTTATGCCGAAAGTCCTGCTGGTGCGTGTGGCTTAATGCAATTAATGCAAGGAACGGCTAAAGACATGGGAATGGTAAGCATCGATGAATTGAGGGAGCCGGAATGGAATATAGACGCTGGAGTAAGATACCTATGGTTTTTATATGGCCGACTTTCGGAAATACCAGACGAACAGGAGCGGCTAAGATTTACTTTGGCTGCATACAATGCAGGGCGGGGCAATGTTAATAAAACATTAAGACTTGCCAGGAAGTCAGAGGGGCTTCCATTTGGTTTTATGGATTGGAAGCGGGCGGGATCACCCCCGGGTAAATGGCAGACATGGAGATATTCTAAAAAGTATTTAGTTAATTTTACCGGAGACTACTCGAAAGAAACACTAACTTACGTATCTAAAATTGAAAGGTTTTACCGGAAATATAAAACAATATAATCGAGAGGTCGTGAAATGAAGATTTTACATTGTTACGAGGATTTCCCCTCACCCCTAACGGATGAAAATCGTGCCCGCAAATTCCCCGACACTAGAAATGAATTCATAGTTAGCAGTGTTTGTTATCCGATCCCCTTAAATCTGCTTATTGCACTATATGTTTGGGTTCGCTGTAAAATTAAAAATCCTTGGACATAGGGGAAGGGCAGATGTTTAACCAAAATGCTTGCAAAGAAAAGAGTAGTAAATATAGATGTTCCACTTTTGCCGACACAAAAGAAATTTTATTTTACACCAGAAAAGTATTCGGCTTTTTTAGGGGGGTTTGGCAGTGGCAAGACATGGGCATTTTGTGAAAAGGGTTTAAGATGTGCATTAGAAAATCCTGGTGCGCCAGGGATGCTTGCAGCCCCCACATTTGCCATGTTACAGGAACCACTATTAAGAACCTTTTTTGAAATATTGGAACAAAGGCAGATACCTCCCACCCCCTCTGCACCCATACATTACAAATATGTAAAGACCCCCCATCCGGTAGTTAATCTTTACAATGGAAGACATCTCAGCAACGAAATCTTTTTCAGATCTACCGATAATCCCAATTCACTAAGAGGTCCTAGTTTATCGTTTTTTGGGATGGATGAAGCAGCCATGTCTGATTTGCTTGCCTGGCAAATTGGGATAGCACGCTTACGGCACAAGAAAGCAAGATATCTCAAGGGATTTTTATCGACGACTCCCGAAGGAACGCTCCATTGGATTACCGATGAGTTTGTGGATAAATGTGAGGGTGGCAAGCGAGAAGGGAAATATAGGCTTTTCACAGCAAGCAGTAGAGAAAACATATATCTTCCCGATGATTATGTATCCGATTTAGAGGAATCTTACGACAGCATATTAGCACAAGCATATATTGATGGCTTAATCATCAATATGACCAGTGGCCGTGCCTATCATGAGTTTAACAAACATAACATATCAGATGTAGAATTTAGTTCTTACCTGAATCTCGGTCTCACCTGTGATTTTAATGTTTCGCCTATGGTGTGGGAGATATTGCAATACAAAAGTGATTACATCGAATTCATAGACGAAATAGTAATTCCTGATAACGCAAAAACTGAGGCAGCTATTAATATTTTTTGTGATTGGTATTACAAGAAGATGGAGCAGTTGGATGGTAGAAAGCCACATGTAAACATATTCAGTGATGCAAGTGGTGGTCATAGGTCTACGGTTGGTGAATCCGACCATCTAATCATGAAAGAAGTTTTAATTAGTCGGGGTGTTCCATATGACGGACATATTCCCCCCGGCAACCCACCTGTGAAAGACAGACTAAATTCTGTCAATTCAGCACTAAAAGACAGGGGAGAGTTTACAAGGGTAAAGATTAATCCTAAATGTAAAAAACTTATCAAAGACTTTCAGATAGTTGTACTTGATAAAAACGGGCAGATAGACAAAAGACGAAAAGAGCTAACCCATGCCAGTGATGGTGCGGGTTATGCGATATACACACTTATGCCAATTACCAGACCAATGCAGAGACAGCCGTTGGTATCTGGTTCGTATATGTAGGGAGTGAGTAAATTGGAGTTTGAAGATAAAAACATTAGCAATATAGAGCGAGCCAGAATTATTGCAGAAGTTTATGGTGAGAGACCGTATATCAGCAATATCATAAAATGCGATGATTTCTATGTAGGAAATCAGGAATCTTATCTACCTTATATTGGTGAGGAAACCGAAGCCAATTACAGTAAGAGGCCGAAGCTCTGGATTAATTTCACTCAGCCCATTGTAGACAAAAGGGCGAGTGTATATGAAGGACAGGCAGCCAGAACGATTGACGGCAATGATAACTATAAAACAATTTTAGAAGACAAAGTGTGGGATGGGAAACACCATGTTTTTCAAGAAATTGATTTGAAATGTGAACTGGCTCCGTTTTGTTGCGTGCGGGTATCTTATGATTCAGACGAAGACAAAATTATATACACTCCCTATTCCGCCCAAAACGCCTTTCCCTATATATCGGAGGAAACGGGTGAATTAGAAGCTATGTGTTTGAGGTGGTTTAAAGAAATTAGAAAAGAGGACGATAAAATAGAGATCGTTTTGTATGAGCAATGCTGGGATAAAGAAATGTGGCGGGAATATGAAGACGGGGAACCGATACCAGGCCGCGAGGGAGTACACAATTACGGCAAATTACCGTTTGTATTTTTCTTTAGTGATCAAAGATCAAGGTCTTATTTTCTAAATCCTCCCGTATATGATGTGGTTGAACAAAACTATAACATCAATACCGTATTGTCTGATTTAAGATATGTCTGTCAATATCAGAGTTTTGGTCAGCTAGTTTTAACAGTTAAAAGTGTTGATGGGGCCGGCAATCCGCTAAATGATAAGGGCCAGCCATTAAACACAACGCAATTAAAAGCTGGTATCGGAAGATTTCTAGTTGCACCTGAATATGGAAAAATAGAATTTATCCATCCAAATGCGGCCATAAAAGAACTTATGGATGTCGTAGATTTCCTGATTAATAATCTCTACACAACCTCCCACGTTCCCAAAGTTACGCTGGCACCGTCTGAGACAACCGCCTCCGGTGTGTCGTTAATCGTTCAATGGTATCCGCTTGTTGGGCTCTTAAATAAAAAGAGATCGAGTTTCAGGGTTAGCGAGGAAGAGCTTGTTGAAATGTCGCTTTTGGTTCACGAGCGAAACAAGGGTAAGACAGATAAATTAAAGGATTATACATTTACCCTTAATTTTGATGAGGGATCAGCACCTAAATCAGCCGAGGAACAGATCAAAATAGATAAGTTTGAGATTGGAATAGGCGTGACATCGGCGACTGAGATTTTGATGCGAAAAGACCCTGATTTAAAGGAAGATAAAGCAGTTGAAAAGCTAAAGAAAAACGAAAAAATAAATAGGGAAATATTAAGTGTTAGAACAGCACTTTCAGATAATGAGGAAGATGCATTTGATAAGAGCATTGAAAACCTAAAAGACAAGAAGGAATCGGACAAGAAGAAGAAAAAGAAAAAGCAGGTACAATAATGTCAACTCCAAACGGAAATGGCTATAAGAGGCTGTCATGGAAATTAATACTCCTTTTGATATCCATATTCATAAGCATTGTAGGCTTTAACTATTGGGGTGATGCAGGCACCCAGGAAAGAATGAATCAATTAGCCGAGGCTACACAAGAGAAAATAGATTGTATGGAAGAAAAGAAACTTGATGAAAAGATTTATATTCGTGACAGAAAAGAATTGTTAGCCCGTTTAGGCAAGATGGATGAAAAGCTGGATTTACTTATCCAGAGGAAGCCTGGTGGGTAAGGCGGGGCTGTCACCGGAATAGGTACATTGTTTTAAAGCTGGACAGACTCAGTTGAGTGCGCCTATTCACCCACAGGAGGTAGGGATTATGACAAAAAGATATAACCCCAGGCAGAATAAATTATTGCTTTCATTGCTTGAGCAATTGAGGGAAGGCTTAAAGGGTTCGGAAAACCTTCGCTGGAGCGAAGCGGACTTTATGGACGAGCTGCAAATAATTTTTGCCAAACCCGAAGATTTACCCGATTTTGACGGTGTTACTCTTCGCCTGATATGTTCTCCATTGCCGCTTGACGAAAGATTTGAAATTATTACCATTCCTAAAACGAAGAGATGTGCAGGCATAAATAGATGCCCTCAATTTTAGCATTGAATGAAGGGGATAAAGACCATGCCGATACCAGATAATATTGTGCGCGTCGAGATAAGCGGGGAACTAATCCTAAATGTACTACATTTCCCCAAGGGAACGAAGATAGTAAGGCGTCTTAATGACCCCACACACCCAGACCGGATATGCCTTGTGTTGGAACATCCCGATTTACCCGAAGTCAAGCCGGGGGAAGTTATCCCCAGAGCAAATCCTGTTTTTTTTAGCAAGGGGGGCAAAATCACTGATTTTGATTGGAACCCGAAGAAAGACAATGAGCAAAAACCCTAATTGTTATCATAAAGAATTGGGAATAATTTGACAAAATGGAGAGAAAACATGCAGGCCATTGAAAACGATGGAACAAGAAGAATGCCAAAACCCTATACTCCCAAGAAACAGTAAGGTCAAATGGCAAGGTAACTCTTAAACCCAGATAGTGGTATTAAATGCCGTCAATCCTAAGAATAATGGAACAAATGGCCGGTGCTCATGAAGAAGCACTGGAAAAGATTGTTGCACCCGCAGAAAAAGACTTTCTTAAAATCTGTGCCAATGCAGAGCGCAGGACGGCATCTGAACTGAGAAGGCTTGTCAAAAATCTTGAAATATCCCCCAATGATCTTGCTATTCAACTAGACATTGCCAGAACAGAGGCCACGCTTTCAAATGTAGTGAGACTCCACCAGCAACATATCACAAATGCCGGTGTTGATTGGGCGACTAAATATTATCCCGAAATAGTCAGTGATTCCATTGAACGAATGAACGAGTTTAAATCGTTTGCGGGGATATCAATTGATACGTTTGCTGATTTAGACAAAACACAGGTCAGGGTAGCACTTGAAAGCTGGAAGGGTTCTTTAATCCAGGCCGGTGATAGTTACAAGCAATTTGCAAGTAAGACTATTACCGAACATATCATGGCCGGAGTAGGCACTAAAGCCGATCTGATTAAGAAATTAATGGACAGTGACGGCCTTCTCCCGACGTCGAGAATGACCAGAAAGACAAGGGCGGGCTGGGAGGCACGAAATGAACTGATTCGAATAAGCCGCGAGACAAATGCCATTAAGGACAGAAATGAAAAATACTTTCGTATGGCAGGGCCTGTAGATTCGAGGGCAAGTAAGCTGTGCTTACGTCATGTTGGTAGAATTTTATCCAGAAAGGAATGGTTAAAGATAAATCCCCGTACCTTTTCTACGGGGTTGCACTGGGCATGTCGTCATCGATGGTACGCAATTAAAAAAGAATGGTTAGATGATGATGAGAAAGATGCAATGAATGGAAATAAAAGAATTCTATACAGTAAGAAAGATCGCAATTTTATAGCCGATTCTGATGTGCCAAATAATTTCTTAAAGTTAAAAAAATAAAACAAATTTGTAGGTAACAATTTTATAGGAGATGAAATTGCTTGAAACGTAAATTAATGGCTTTGATTATATTGCTGATGATCTTTATCTTTTTTGTTTCTCTTAGTTTTACCGGTATAGAAGGTAAGCTATGGGAATACAATTCATGTTTTTATCCAGACACAAAGATGAATTATGGATATTATGGGGGCAGGGTATATTTTACAATTAACGAGACAGTATATCCGATTGATGTAAATTGGAATGATTATAACTATTATGGAAGAGGCTTTTCCATTATTACTGTTACGACGGAACAACTTAGGGGAGTAATTCTAAGTATATTCTATGGAAAATGGGGATTTGCTTTTGAGATAGGGCTTTTAAAGAGAAAGCCCTTTTTTGATTTTCATACAATTCACTTGCTGTGCGTTATTGAATTTGTTCCGATAGGAATATCGGCATAATATTATAGGCGGTAACTGAGGCATTCGGGTGCCGTTTATCGAACCTACCGAACCATCCATCTTGGTTCGATAGCCGAATACACTTGGTTAACACAACTGTTAATTGAGTGTTTTTTTATTGGAGATTATGGGAAGAAAAAGTAGGTTAAAAAAAGAACGAAAGCAAGAGAAGGCTATTGTCGAAGAAATAAAGGAAGCTCCACATACATTGGGTGACTGGATATGTTGGGCTACTATTTTGGCATGTGAGTTATGGTTTTTTTGTTGGACATGCTCGTAAGGTTTTAACTAAAAGAGGGAGTGATTAACGTGAAAAAATTAGCATCACTATTAACAATTTTTTTGATATTTACATCATGTGCGGCTTGTCGTGCCGATACAAGAGTAGAGACTTTATCATGGGAACAGGTAATCTCGGAAGACTTTACGGGATGGCGTGTATACATGGGCAATACTTCTGGGGAGTATGATACATTTTATCCTAATTCCTCTAACCGGGAATCCTCGCTAACCCTAGAATATAATGAGGAGATGTCTGAACCATATGGGATGGAAGTAGAAATTCCAGTTCCAGTAGGAACGCCCTATAATATATACATTATTGTACGGGCATTAGACTTTACGGGGAATGAAAGTGATCCCAGTAATGAGGAAACAAAACATTATTTTATTCCAATTCCAACAACTGTTCCAACAACTATACCAGAAGACATAATACCGCCTGAAGACCCATACAATTTAATTATTTCAACGATGTATTGGCAATATAGAACGATTATCTTGGATTTAACCTAGATGAGGTTTAGCATGAAAAAGTCACCTAACCCCAAGGAGATGGCTAAAAATTATAGATCATATAGGAAAACCCCAGAAGGGATGGAAATCCATACTGGGAATATTCAATACCTTAAAGATGGGAAATGGACTGACATAGATCTAACCTTCACTCGCTCTGGCACTAACTGGGAGTTAACCACAGCTCCATACTCTTTGCGAGTTCCAAGTACGGCTAACCATAAAGATGGAATACTTTTCACTAATCAAGGCCATTCCATAAAAATAATTCCCGAATGTAATCCAGTCCAAATTGAACAAATTGATATAAACAGATTCAAGTATGAAGATGCCTTTAGTGCTGGAATTCATCTTGAAGTTTCTGGAGGAAGAAACAATCGTAAGATAGAGGTGATTATAGATAAAAAACCTATAGACTTATCAAATGATTTAGAATTTAGGTTTAAGATAGAATTTGAAAACGTGAATGGGGCAAAGGGGATTAACTCACGAGTAAGTATTTCGAATAATCCTATAGCAGATTTAAAGGGTAAAAGGTTTACTGAACAAATTGTTTTTTCTAAAGATGAGGAATCTAAATCGTATTTGAGAAAGGCGTATGTAAGAGGTAATGATGAAAAAGGTATTTGCGTCCCATTAGAATTTGAAGAAGATAACGGAGTACTTTATCTTATAAAAAGAATATCGAAAGAATTTTTAAAGGGGGCTTCTTATCCAGTAAGAACAGATGATGATGCCAGTTATTTTTCTGGGGGGGGTGATGGATATATAAGATCTGGGGGTTTGGGCACTTGGGATGGTGCTCATAATGCTTATTCAGGAGCCGGTGCATATTATGGTTATGACCGTATAGTAGTCAATACTGAGGAGAAGGTGAATGCTTATTATATTGAGAGAGGATTTTTACCCTTTAATACTACAGGACTAGCTCAGGATATTGTTATATCGGCTGCTACTGTAACTATTACTGCCTATAGTGTGACAGGTAGTGGGAATTACGGAATTGTTCAAACTACCCAACCAAACCATACTGTATTAGCAGCAGCTGATTATGATACTTGTGGAAGCACTCATGGTGCAGTAGAAGGGGCTCCAAGGGTTAGTATTAGTGGAACTGGGAAAAAAGTATTTACACTTAATGCAACAGGGAGAGGGTGGATCAAGCATGATGGCTCCACATGGACAAAGTTAGGAATAAGGGAAGGGCACGATTTGAATGATAATACTCCTACCAGTCTTACTGAAGCTATAATCAGATCGAAAGAGTACACAGGAACAGGTGATGATCCTGTTCTTAGTGTTACATATGATACTGTGGCTGGAACCATAGCAATGATGTCTAATTATTATAATAGAATGAGGAGTTTATAGAAAATGTTATACTTGGCACAGTGTAGCACCTGTACAGTCATGATAGGGCCATTTGTGGATGATACTGATGGTGCGACCGTGGAAACAGGGTTGACGATAGTTCAGGCTGATGTCAGACTATCTAAGAATGGTGGAAATATGGCACAAAAGGCTGAGGGTACTAATGCTACCCATGACGAGGTCGGGGTTTATGCTTGCCCACTTGGAAGTGCAGATACAAGTGATTTGGGGAGGTTAAATTTATATGTTCATCAAACAGGTAGTCTGAGTGTGTTTCATGAATATATGGTAATACCTAAACAAGTGCATGATTCACTGGTATTGGGGTCAGACAGTTTAGATGTTGAAACCAAGTCATTTCTTGCGGCCTTAGATCTGACGACTAATATGAAAGCAGCTGTTGCGGCTGAGTGTGGTGATGCACTTACAACCTATGATCCCCCTACAAAGGGAGAGCTTGACACAGCCGAAAGCAATATCACTACTCAAGTAAATGCGAATGAAACTAAAATAGATACCATGCAAGGTAATGTAACGGACATTCTTTCTGATACAGGTGAAATACAGGGTAAACTCCCCACAAATGAGATCATGGGCTCCAGCGATAAAACAGATAAAGACGATGAAATAGATGCCATAAAAACTAAGACAGATAAGCTAACTTTCAATGCCGCAGACATGGTTCAATCAGACGTGAGAGAAGTAAATGATGGTGCCGTTTCAGGCGTTAATGATTTTAAGGCAGATGTATCTAATCTTGATACAACGGTTTCATCAAGAGCACCAGCCAATGAATATGATTCTGAACTCACGGCAATTCAAGCAGATTTAGATAACCCCAATCAATACAAAGCAGATGTTAGTGGGGTAAGTACCTTTGATCCCACATCAGATGAAGTTGATGTGGGTAAAGTTAAGGGTGGTGCAGTATCAGGAGTTAATGATTTCAAGTCTGACGTATCTAATCTTGACACAACGGTTTCATCAAGAAGTTCACACACGGCAAATAATGTAAGAGATGCAATCTTATCAGATTCAACCCCATTTGATGGAGCCAAAATAGATGCTACCGTATCTAGCAGGTCAAGCCTTACAACATTCAACACGCTTATAGCCGATATATGGGCTTATGCAACAAGAACGATTACGGGAACGGTAAACCTGAGTTCAACCACAGAAACGCAAATTGACAGCATTGAAACCCTGGTTACATATATTAAGAAATTAGGAAACAATAAATGTGTTGTTGATCATGAAAACAATCAAATGATTATCTATGATGATGATAAGGTAACACCCTTGATAACGTTTGATTTGAAGGATTATAACGGTAACGCCACCCATGAAAACGTTTACGAAAGAGATCCGGTATGAATTTAGCAATAGCAGGTTATGGCGGAGGGGCGGGCAATAAAAACCTTCCGATAGAAGGGTTTGGTGGATTGGGAAATCTGGCCACTGACAGCATTGCCAGGTTTTCTTTTAAGCGGGAACATACAGGCGCAAGTGCTGATGATGAGCAAAAAGAAACCACTATTAAGAGACAAAAGATTAAGTCTGGTGAGTATTAAAAAAAGTTATGAGCACGAATAATTGTTAATGGAGTAGTTATGGATACAGATTTTGAAAAATATACATATGAGGTATTTCCTATAGAATGTGATTTTTCCAAGAACATGGCAACAAATGAAACCATTACCTTGGCCTCTAGTGATATAAAAATTCATGATGCAGACGGAAACGATAAAACTGGAACTATGCTTGTATCTGCATCTAAATCAGTGAGCGGTCAAAAACTACTTGGAAAAGTTCAGGCTGGAACGGCAGATACTAAATATACGATTAAGTTTAAAATAGTTACAAGTGCAAACAATAAGTTTCAAAAAGATATGTCTCTCTATGTAGAATATGAATAAGGTGGCTATGCGAAATGGTGAAAAGAAAACTGAAGATAGACGGGATTTTAGAGGGGGTGATTGATGTTAGTGCTGCCGATAGCAGTACAAAACTTTTTTACGTTACCAAGGATACTGTAAACCTATACATTGAGGGATTGAGCCTGATTAAAACAAAAGACAGTCACAAGAAAAACATGATCAGGTGGAATCTTGAGCTATTAGAACAATTCAAAAAGGAACTTGAAGTTTAGGTGTTACCAATACCTAAATAAGATACATGAAGCCCGCTATTTTGGCGGGTTTTTTTAATTCTAACAGGAGGAAATAATCATGGCTGAAAATGATAACCTACCAGTTGAAAAACCAGAAGAAAAAGCAGTAACCCCGCCAGTAGTTACACCACCAGTAGTAGCACCCGTAGCAAAAGACTTAACTGCCGCAGACCCAGGGCATGAGAAATATGATCCACTGAAAGACGACAGGGTAAAGGTTCAGTCTGACAAGCTGTTTAGCCGGATCGCAGAAAAGGAGAATGAGAATAAAAGCATCAAGGAAATACTTGAAGCTACAAATGAAAAACTGGCTGTGTTTGAAAGGGAAAAGAAGGTTCAGGACGATAAAGACAAGTCGGAAGCACAATTAGCTAGTGAAAGGATAACCGAACTTGAAAAAGCAAACGCCGATCTATCCGGCAAGCTGGAAGGAACAAAAGAAAGTAATGCTAAATCCATAATCAACCTTAAGGCTAAGTTGCTGCTTATGGAAGAGCTTAATCGGGGAGGAATTAAAACCAATGCAGCCGAACGGAAAGGGTTACAGGCCGAGCTAGAGGACAGGCTCAGTAATAAGAAAGATACCGAAGAGCCTTCGGATATTGCAAAAAATATTGTTGCTGATTTTAGCGTTGACAGAGAAAGCACTTATAAGGCACCGGCAGAACCCAAGGCGACAAAACCACAAAAGATAGTACAGACTGATGATATGAAACGGCTTAATGAACTTAACAAGGGTGAAATGACTCCCGAAAAAGAAGCAGAGTCAAAGGAAATCCTACAAAGAATGGAGAATAAGAAAAAACAATAGTAGATAGCCGAGTGGTCAAATAAGGCGACTCTATTCACAATAACAACAAGGAATTAAGAAAGCTCTGGATAAAACCAGGGCTTTTTTTATGTCCATTTTCACCAAGGAAAAAAGGAGGTGAAAATATATGACCACTGAAAATATTATGAACGCAATGGGTGCTTCCGATTGGACATCGGGAGTGATCCCAACAAATACGTCTAAGCGGATATACCAGAAGGCAATGGATGCTTGTAAAGCAGCTAAATTTATGGGGGAAGAGGGTTCTCTCATGCCCATCATAAAAAAAGTTGATCTGCTGGATCAGCCTGGTGCCACCATTAATGTTATCAGAACTCTCGATATTAGCAATACTGCCGTAACTGGTAGATTGCAGGGGAATGAAGATAATATAGATTCAGAGGTATTGAATCTGGCGCCAGTCTTGAGACGAAAGGGAATATCCTGGGAGTTTCTTGCAGCCAAAGAGATTACTTTTGCAATGAGAGAGCGTGCGGTAATGCTTTTGTCCAGATTTTGGGCTAGACATATCGACATCACACTCTTGACGGCAGCCGTAGGTACTGGTGGTGGATTTAGCGAGACCGCCCCCGATATAATTTGGGCTGGTGATGCGGAAAACTTAGGGGATATTGATTCTACCGATGTTCTCGATCTAACCGATATTGACCTGGCAAAGGAGAGCCTTGAAGAGGATAATGCTATTCCCGTTGGTGGTGAGGAGGGAAAATATATAGCCTTTCTCCACACCCGTCAAGCTCATTACCTTACCGTTACTGATGCGTGGAGAAATTATCAGCAATATGCTGATATAAGAGGTATCGAAAACTGGTTATTCCAGGGCAAAAAACCTCCATACGGTGGAGTTACCCCGTTTGGATATTGGAATGGTGTTGCACTGTTCAAATCCAATGCGGTTCCTACCGTTGCATCGACTAGTTCTCCAAGCGTTGCAGTTGCTACGGCAACAGTAATGGGATGTGAGGCATTAGCATACGCCGTCCAGGGATATGATCCTGGGAACGGTGAAATGGTTGAAGGTATCTATTACACGGACGAAACCAGGGATTATAAGAACGAGATTGGCGTTGGTTCTGCCTTGGGTCGAGTAGCAAGTGTGATGACCTCTGAAAACCTTAAGCAGATCAAATCTGCCGCGGTTAATCCTAACGCTTAACAAACAACTCTTATGTTTAACAATTAACGGGGGTGTCCTAATACGGCACCCCCTTAACTTTTTCAGGAGAACAAATAATGGACACCAAACAACAAATAAGAGATTTAATCAATGCACCGTTTGAATGTGAAAACGGTAAAGCACAGCCAAAAGAAATGACACTTCGAGCAGCTCCGAATATGCGAAACTATATTGTGCGAATATTTCCCGATGGGGAAATTGTGATTTTCGGGGAAGCATATGTGAAGAAATTCTTTAAGGTCATTGAACCAGCCGTATTCTCTTCCGCAGAAGAGCAAATTGAAATTATTTCTGAGGAGATGAAAACAGAAGAAATGTTGAAAAGAAAAATTGAGGATGATGGAGGATTTTGTCCATAGATTAATTAAAAATAAAACAATCTTTAAATGGAGACAACAAATGAACGAAACAAATAAAAAGAAAAACTTTGATACCATAAAAAAGCATGAAGTGATGTGGGTTGGTGAAAGGGAAGACAAGTTATTGAAAAATCCTTGTCTGGCTCCAGGAGCACCCCAAAAACTCATATCCTGTATTAAGAATGAATGGATGACTATTACAGCCGATCATTATTCCAAAGTAAAACCCCTGTTAAAAAATAATCCAAACTGGAAATTCCAAATACGCGAAGTAGAACCCCCTGACAAAGAAGTGGAAAATCTTCACAAGAGAATTGAAAAAATCGAAACAGAAACAACGCCGGGGGTTGAAGTACAAAAAGACACCAAAGAACATATCGAAGTACAACCTTTGGGTGAGGGTGATACAAGTAAAGTATCCCAACCCGTAAAATCAGCAAAGAAAAAAACGGGCAGAAAGCCAGGTAGAAAATCAAAGAAAAAACCGTCTCCGTGGGTAGATGGAAAAACAAAAGGTGAAAAAGAAAAACCGGCAACTTTCGGAAAGAAGAGAAGTAAAATACAAGATCAAGCACTTTAAGGAGTAACACATGGCGGGCAACTACATAACCAATGTAAATTTACTGGTATTTCCAAATGGCAAGAAATTTGAATCATATCTTGACGGTGATTTAAAGCAATCGGAAAAGAATACTGCCCTTGATTTGATTGTGACCGAAGCCGAGAATTGGGTTGATAGTCAACTAAAGGGGAGGACTGCTGTTCCCGCCACCCATATTATATCAGACTGTAAGCAGATTGCCCTTGAATATGCACGGGCTTTAATGCTTCGTGATAACCCCATCATAACAGATGATGATAAAGAGAAACGGGCAAAGCAGTATTTTGAACAGGCCGAGAACATGATTAAGGGGTTGCGTTATTGTGCAAGTGCCGATGTAGCCGTAGCATCCTCACAGAATACCGGAGACGGTACAATATCCGTTATAGCCGTTGATGATAATGAAACCATTACAGAATCATGGATTGTACGGTGCATATCTGAGGGAGACCCGTCCTTTGACGTTATTGGAAGTAAGACGGGAGCACTAAACCCTTATGACATTACCGATGGTGTTTATCCCACTCAGGCAGATTCAGAAAAATACGGGGATCAAAGGAAACTATCTTTTACTATTACCGCAGGCGCTACGGATTTTGCCGATGAAGACGAGTTCACATTTAAAACCTATGCCGCTTCCTGGAATAAAGAGACTTTTGGGAGTGGCGAGATAGTGTTGGGGTAGAAAATGGAAATCAAGTTAAGGTCGGGTGCTAATAGCATGTGTAAAATTTTAATGATGTTATAGGAAGTGATGCATAATGTGCAAGGGTTGCGAAAAGCTAAAACAATTATTGAGACAGGTTGTTAATGTTCTTGCGGATTATGATGTAATTCACACCGAATTCCCCCTGAATCTATTAAGGGAATATCAGAAAAAAGACATGATTCGTGGTCTTGCCGTTGATGACAAGAAAAGGATTTACATTGATACGAATGCTTGTAGTTCTGACAGGAGGGAGGCTGCAATACATGAATTGCTACATGTCACTTATTATCAAAGCGGGGAAATGGATAATGTGGGCTGTGCTGAGGAAGAAAATCAGGTAATAAGAAAGACAAAAGAAGTAATGGATTTACTTTATCCGCAGAAGGGGAAAAAGAAATGAAATTAGATGTAATTGCATTATGTGGACAAGCATTGATAGCGCTAGTAGCCTTCTTTGTGATTGCGGTATCCCTGGTCTGTATTTGGGGCTGTAGCGCTAATCAGTTTTATGTGATGTCGAATGTAGAAAAAGAGATAGGCACGGCTGAAGTTTCAAATGAAATGATGACCAAGATAAGCAATGAGATGGAGACCGTTATCAGTAGCACTATGGAAACCGTTATTTCCAACTACATGAAGACCCTGATTAGTGCTGCCGACATCGGCCAGGGAAATACGGCGGGTGATATGGGAGTGGGGGTTAAGACCGGAGATAATACGGTTGATGCCGAAGCAAACATGAAAAAGAAAGAAGTGAACAAGTAATGAATATAATTCAATTACCAAAAGACATAGAAAAACTGGCTAAGAGGATAGGGGATACCAAACCGTTGTTAAAAGACTTGGCGGGGTTATTTGTTCATAGGACAGAAAAGAAATTTGAAAAAAGAGGCGAGGGAGAAAGCTATCAAGGTGTTAAATGGCCGGAACTTGCCGAATCAACAGCCATGAAGATGAAAAGCAAGTCAACTGGTGCAAGGCGTGGTTATGAGCATATGTTAATTGATGAAGGATTAATGCACGCAGCCCTTACCACTGACGTAAGCGCAACCGAGGCCAGAATATATTTTATGTCACCCGAAGGCAAGAAGTACATGCATCATCATTTTGGAATGGGTAATTTACCGAAACGTGTTGTTTTGGATATCACACCGGAAGACGAGAAAGCACTTGATAAAGAAACGAAAAGATTTGTTGATGAAGCTATAAATAAAAGATAAATCAAATGTGGGGAAATAATCATGGATGTATATTTAGGTGAAGACGGATTAGATAAAAGCCAGCAAGAGCCGTTTTCTAAAACCACAAAATGTTGCCACTGTAAAGGCATAGCAAGAATAGCTTTTGTTGCTCATGAAATAGGTGGAAACCGGAAGAGGGTTTGTGAACTACATTCTAATGGTGGGGTTGGCCATTATTGGTTGCATGATAATTGTTCAGCCGCAACATATTTATGTAGGGATTGTTTAAAAGCAACAACTATAATAAATCAAGGGTGAGGCATAGAAAATGATATCTGTAAAAAAAGCTAGGAAAACAATTAGTGATGCACTTAAACGAGATGCTGGATTAAAGATTGCTTATGTTTCAAATGTAGCCATGTTGCTACATGACCGTTATGGCATTACCAACATGAAAACCAGGAACCAAGCAGCCGAAGACATTTTAAAATTAATATTTGACTAAAGACTAAACTACAACAGATTAATCACAGAAGTTACACTTGTAGCAATCGGGTGTAACTTTTTTATTGGTGAAATATGAGCTTAAAAGCAGTTAGAAAATCATTAAAAGAACAGATTGAAGATGATAATGATCTTCAGAATATGTTTAAGACATTCTTAATTGAAAGACGGCCAGAACCGGACGAACTGGACGCTATAACAGTTAGAAAATCCGGCTCGGAAGAAATCAAGGCGGAATTTGGTTCTAATTATAACGTAGATGCCACTTACCATTTTGAGATTGTTGCTACAATGAAGGAAGACAATCTTGAAAAGGGTGATGATGCACAGCTATTATCAGATCAATACATAAGACAGGCCATCAGGTCTAGTATTAGTTTAAGCAACACCATAGCATGGATGCTAATTGGAAAAACTACTTGGGGTTATGATGCGCAGAGACAGAACATATTTTATACCATCGTTCCGGTTCAATGCAAATTAGATGAAGACCCGACAGATAGGGATTAATAAAATGGGAATGAATTATTATTGGTATGAAAACAAGCCTTGCCCTACTTGTGGCAGAAATGATGAGCCTTTACATATAGGTAAAAGTAGTATGGGATGGGTGTTTTCACTACATGTAATACCAGAACTAGATATTAATGATTATGATGATTGGAAAAAGAAATTTGCTGTAACGGATTCTTATATTGAAAACGAAGAAGAGGAAAAAGTAACACCAGAAGAAATAATTGATACTATTACCAAAAGAAAATATCCATTAGGATTGAGAAGGCATGATGTAGGTGATTTTTGCATTAAGCATGGCCTGGGAACATGGGACTGCTTGCTTGGGAAATTTTCTTAGATAGAGAGAACAAATGATATGTTATCGAGATGCGACATTTTGCCCATATTACAAGATTTGTAAAGATGGAAAAGAATGTAGTAGAGCATTAACCCGTGAAATGCTTTCTTATGCTAAAAGTGCTGGATTACCCATATGCCAATTTGTGGAAAAGCCCGATTGTTTTAAACAAAGAGATAAAAAATGAAAGAAGCCGTATTTAAGTATAAATGCAGAATGTGCGGCAAAGAATTTGATGGTGTATGTTGTGGGGAAAAATTTGCTCCCATGGTATTGCAGGAAATATTATTAAATGTAGATTTAGGAACAAAGGGATTTAAAGGACATTTAATAGAATCTCATATATGTAAAATGGGAAATCATGGAGTAGGAGATTTAATCGGCTACATAATAAGGGGAACTTAAGGGAGGTGCAAGATGAAGAAAAAAGTTAGATATTTAGTTGGTCAAGACACAAGTCACGGTAAAGTGAAAATGGGCGATGAGCTATCAGTTGATTCTGAGGTTGCAGATTTGGAGGTTAAGAGGGGGATTGCGGAGTATGTCCCAGTGCCAACAACTAATTATGATGAGAAGATGCAGAAAGCCTATATGGAAGGTAAAATTGTTGAGGTAGACAAAGAAACTCACGAAGCACTATTGAAAGACAATAAAGCCTTTATTCCTGCATTCACCACATCGGGCAAGGACAAAAAGGACTCCACAACTAAGGAAGTGGAATCAAAGTCGGTGAAAAAAAGAAAAAAATACCAAAGAAAAAAATACTCATTCGATAAGAGTTAAGATGATAAACACAGTTATAATTGAGTGGACTGAAGATCAACTCACGGAATATGGTAAAGTCACAAAGGGTGATGTAAAACCACTGCCGAAGACCGAGGCAAAACCATATCTGGACAGGGGCTTGTGCATTATTCCCGAATCAGTAATGGTTGAATATACCGGAACACACGAAAAAAAGACGATTAAGTTCAGGGGTGAAACATACACCTTTATCAAAAACCGTCCCCGTGTAGTTCCTGTAAAAATTGCAAAAGAAGTCAGGCATTTCAAAGATTCGTTTAAGATTAAACCCACCAAAATTCCTACGATAATATCTAAAAAAGAGATCGATCCCCAAAAACATTTTATCATCAGATATAACGGTAATTTCGGGGATGTGTTGAGGGCAACGGGTATTGCCGAATCATTACATAGCATAGGGTATAGTGTAAGTTTCCATGTAAAAAAACACATGGAAGAACTTTTGTATAATAATCCTTTCGTTAAACCACGAAGGGTGAGTGCTGAAGTAATTGATTTAGATAAAATCAGGGTTCACGCCCTTGAATCTGAAAATGTATTGAGAACAAATACGTGGTTAAAGGCGATTGGATTAGAGGACAGCCCGTTTAGAAAACCCTCATATTTTCCCAGTGATGATGAAATAGAAAAAGCTAAAAGGATTGTAAAAGACGATAAGTTTACAATCGGGTTAGGCACTAATGCAAGTGTGCCGGGTAAGACATGGCATGGTTTTGATGAATTGAAAAAGAAGTTAAAACCAAAGAACAGGGTTATTGAATTAGATAGAAAAGTAGGTGGCGCACATCCTGGATTGATGGAATATCGGTATTCTTTAAGGCATGTAGGGGCAATCATAAGTTTATGCAATCTTATTATAACGAATGACAGCTTGATCTTACATCTTGCCGGTGCAATGGACGTTCCGTGTATTGGGTTGTTCGGCAATACAAATGCAAAAGTAATGACACAATCCTATCCATTTTGTGTACCGATTCAAGGGAAGTGTGTAAAAAAACCTACCTTATCTCGTCGTTCTGTCAAACAATCAACGAAAAATCCTTGCTGGTATGATGTATGTCAAGAGTATCATGTCGGTGAACTGCCGTGTTTAGGCAATATATCAATTGATGAAGTGTTAAATACAATTCATAAGATGAGGTGTTGATATGGAAATATATATATTTGCCGCAATTGCTTACATCGGAATAGCTATTACTCATATTGGTTGGACTTTAACGGTGATAATGGGGGAGCTAAAAAAGATTAATTCAGATATGGGGGAATATCCCCGGATGTTTGAAGATCATACCTAAACAATGAACAGACAAAGGGAGCATAGCACAAATGGCAAAGAAAAAAGGTAAGAAAAAGAAGTCAAAGTCAAAGGCAAAACCGAAAAAGACACCCTCAAGAGGTAGGGCTGGAAGGTTTGTATAGGAATAGTTATGGATGAAATAGACCCCAAAGACGTATGGGATAAATTAACCTATGATCAAAAGTTAGCTGCTACGGCAGTTATATTTGAAACGCTGTGTGAACATGCAAAGCATATTGGTACATTTCGCTACTTAATTTATGACCGCCTTGGGTTTAAGACAGATGCTTATAGTACGCTGTATTGTGCTGGAGGTCAAGACATTAGCAATAATTTTAAATTGGATAAGTAAGACATGGAAATAAAAACAATCCCATTATCAAAGATAAAGCCAGCTGCCTATAATCCGAGAAAGGATTTGAAGCCTGGTGATCCTGAATATGACAAGCTGAAAAAGATTATCAATGAGTTTGGGTTGGTTGATCCGTTGGTTATCAATAAAGACTTTACGCTTATTTCTGGACACCAAAGATATAAAATCTTAAAAGAAAACGGCATAAAAAAAGTAGAGGTCAGCGTTGTCAACTTAAACAAGCAAAAAGAAAAAGTCCTAAATATTGCACTTAACAATCCTTCGGCACAAGGAGAATGGTCTTACCCGAAACTTAAGGATTTAATTGTCGAGCTTGATGATGGGTCACTGGACATGGAGCTTCTTGGTTTTTCCGAGATTGAACTCAAAGATATTTTTGATTATGAGGGGTTGGATGGGGATAAAAAAAAGAAAAAAGATCTATCTGATAATCTCACCGAAAGCTATGAAATAATAATAGAATGTGAAGATGAAGATCAACAACAAAAACTATATAATCGCTTTCAAAAAGAGGGCTTGAATTGCCGAGTTTCGATATATTAAAAAAAATATCTCCTCAAAAATCTTATAGAGTTGCCGCCGTAATGTCAACCTATGACTTGCAAAGTGAAAGCGTTGAAGAAAAATTTAAGGGAAGTATTGATATAGAAGATAGGGAATGGTCTATCGGGGTAATTCATGGGCGATCAGGAACGGGCAAATCAACCATTGCAAAGGAGATATTTAAAAAAGAATACTTTAAGGGCTTTAAATACAAAGCGGAAACGATACTTGATGATATGCCGAAAGAATTGAAAGCAAATGAAATATTTAAGTCTTTTAATTAACAATCTTGCCCGTTTGCATTTGTGTAGCAAAAAATATTATTGGATTTGGTGAGCATTAGATAAGTTGTCCCGCTATAGTTCCCATTATTATAATGGGTGCGTGTTGCTAATATTTCGGCTGCATCGCTATTATATAATTTCCCGTCTATTATTTTCTTCATTTTTTGCCTTCTTGTGGTTAGTGGATGTATTAAGTATCTGTCTTTTTTCGTGTTTCTTAGTATTGAGATACATCGCCCAGGGTCGGGTCTAGCTCATCGTACCAGCTCCAAAACTCTTGCTCGGTACACGGGGCTAACTCCCCGTGGACTTTCTCACGGATATCATCATCCATGAGATTAACTATTGCATCCCATCGGGGGGATACACCGCTATTTTCTTC